TGAGAAGGTCACTGTTACCGCACAGTCAAGAGCACTGAAGGCTGAGTACTCCTTAGAACTCGCTCAGGACCTCAAGGCAATTCACGGTCTGAATGCAGAAGCTGAGTTGGCAAACATTCTGTCAACTGAGATCCTCGCTGAAATCAACCGCGAAGTTATCCGCACCATCTATAAGGCTGCTGAAGCTGGTGCTCAGGCAAACGTTGCTAATGGCGGCGTATTTGACCTCGACGTTGACTCCAATGGTCGTTGGTCTGTTGAGAAGTTCAAGGGTCTGATCTTCCAGATCGAAAGAGATGCAAACCGCATTGCCCAAAGAACTCGTAGAGGAAAGGGTAACGTCATTCTGTGTTCAGCAGACGTTGCTTCCGCTCTGACCATGGCTGGTGTACTCGACTACACCCCTGCACTCAACGCTAACCTGAACGTTGATGACACCGGTAACACCTTCGCTGGTGTTCTGCAAGGTAAGTATCGCGTCTACATTGACCCATATTCGGCAAACTCTGCTGCTTCGCAGTACTACGTTGTCGGTTATAAGGGTACTTCACCTTATGACGCTGGTCTGTTCTATTGCCCATACGTTCCTCTGCAGATGGTACGTGCCGTCGGTGAGAACAACTTCCAGCCAAAAATTGGATTTAAGACTCGCTACGGTATCGTTGCTAACCCATTCGCAAACGATGGCGCTACTTCAAACCCAACTCATGCAGTTACCGCCAACCGTAACCGTTACTACCAGAGAGTACAAGTCAAGAACCTCATGTGATCCATTTTCACAAGGTTTCTCAGAGGGTCCTTTGGACCCTCTTTTTTTATCTAAATAAAAATAAAAAATGGCGACTAGTTTTCCAAATCAAATAAACAATAGAAATTTTCTATCGCCTGTTGGATTTAAGTTTACATTATCAAAAGAACCAAAGGCATCATTTTTTTGCAACTCTGCAAGAATACCAGAGATTAATCTAGGAACTGCAGTCCAACCATCATATCTCAAGGATTTAGATGTTCCTGGTGATAAATTGACGTATGGTGATTTTTCTTTAAGATTTTTGGTTGACGAGAACATGGAAAACTATATGACAATTCACAATTGGTTGACTGGTCTTGGATATCCAGAAACCACACAAGATTTTAAAGATCTGACAACAGATGAAGATGGACTGAGAGATTTAAAAAAACAATTTAGTGATGGAAGTTTACACATTTTAAATAGCAATTTTAGAGATGTTGCTATCGTAAAATTCAAAGATTTATTTCCAACATATTTGACATCATTGGAATTTGAAGCATCAGATACTGATGTTAACTATTTTACGGCAGAGGTATCTTTCAAATATACTGTCTATAATATCTTATCTTCTGATGGTAGAACACGTTTATAATTAATTATTATGAATTATGGCATTCGTTATAAGCAGGTGTCTTTTAGCAAAAATTCATTGCAGATTGTAAGCAATGCTTTAAAAGTATCAAACAATTTTGAATCGGCAATATTAGATAGACAAGGAATATCTGAAAAAAGAAAATCCAAAGTTTCTTGGATTAACAATTCCGATTTATACACATTACTATTAAAAATGGTAAACAGTATAAATGAATCTTCTGGTTGGAATTTTAATATTACTGGGGTCGAACCAGTTCAGTATGGAATATATGAATCCGAAGGAAAATATGATTGGCATGTAGATCAATATGCAAATCCAATAAATGGAAATGTCAGAAAAATTAGCATGTCCCTTTTTCTGAATGATGACTATGAAGGTGGAGAATTTGATTTGGAACTGTATGGTCCATCAGAAAAAAAGAGGTATGAAACATTTAAATTATCTGCAGGATCTGCCTTATTTTTTCATGGAGACCAATGGCACAGAGTTCGCCCAGTTACGTCTGGTGTAAGAAAATCTTTAGTTGCCTGGTTCTATGGTCCAGAATTTAAATAGTCGCTTTACAAAAGGACTCACATTTCCTATAATGTAGGAACTATTGTAAGTCAAATTATCTCATGAATCTAGACGAAATTCAGGAGATGTGGAAAAGAGATTCGGTTATTGATCCCGATAATTTGCACGATGAATCAATAAAAATTCCACAACTTCATGCGAAATATTATACTATATACAACACAACCACTCTTCTGAAAGAACGGGCAAGAGAAACTTATAACAGAGTGAAACTTGAACGTTATAATTACTACACAGGAAAGGCAGATCCAGAGGTTTATGAGCAAGAACCTTTCCCATATAAGGTAAGAGACAAAGACGCCTTACAGAGGCATATGGATGCCGATGAGAAACTGAATAAGATTGATGTGAAGATTCGGTATTATGATGTGATGTTGAGATTTCTTGAAGATATTATCAAGACCATTTCAAATAGAACTTATCAAATCAAGAACTCTATAGAATGGCACAAATTCCAAGCAGGATTTAACTAATGGACGAAGACAATCTTTACGAACAAGACTTTAATCCAGACTTACCCTTTGTCTCAATGGATATGGGAATTGAGGATGTGAGACAGATACATGAATCGATAAGTCTTCATCTTCAAAACTGGGTATCATGCCCAGATAAAAAAGGAAGATTGGAAAGTTTGAAAGATTTTTTAGAAAGGTTGATGTTAGAATATACCTTTAAGACGATGGAATAAATATCCATAGGTGATCCTTATGGATAATGTCTCATTTGATAATATCAAAAAAGAATGAAGTATATCTTCAGGTAAAAGCAGAACCTCACGTCTACTACGAACTAGCAGATCAGTTCACGTTTGAGGTTCCTGGCGCAAAGTTTATGCCTCAATATCGTAACAAGTATTGGGACGGAAAAATTCGTTTATTCAATACCCAGACTGGTGAGATATATGTCGGGTTATTAGATAAACTCACAAAGTTCTGTGAGAACCATGAATATACTTATGAGTTTGTTGATAACAAATTCTATGGTCTTCCTTTTGAGGTCAATGACTTCATTTCAAAGGAAGGTGTAAAAGATTATATGAATGCTATTTGCAAGTATTCTCCCCGCGAGTACCAAGTAGAGGGAGTATACGACGCCCTAAGACATAATAGAAAGCTGTTGATATCCCCAACTGCTTCTGGAAAGTCTCTGATGATATACTCTCTTGTGAGATATTACGTTGAGAAAGGACAAAATATTCTGATAGTCGTTCCGACGACTTCGCTTGTAGAGCAAATGTATAAAGACTTTGCAGACTATGGTTGGGACGTAGGTTCATATTGCCACAAAATATACGCGGGAAAAGAAAGAGAGACTGACTCACAGGTGATTATCACCACCTGGCAGTCCATCTACAAACTACCCCGCAAATACTTTTCAAGATTTAATGTGGTCGTTGGAGATGAAGCACACCAGTTCAAATCTAAGTCTCTAATATCTATAATGGGAAAACTTTCAGATGCAAAATACAGATTTGGTTTTACAGGCACTCTTGATGGAACTCAAACTCATAAGTGGGTATTGGAGGGCTTATTCGGTCCCTCCTACAAAATCATCAGAACAGAAGAACTAATGAAGAAGGGGCACGTTGCCAAACTAGACATCAACGTGCTTCTATTGAAACACTCGCCACATAAGTTTGAAAATTTTGAAGAAGAAGTCCAGTACATTATCAATCATGAACGACGCAACAAGTTTATACGTAACCTTGCCCTTGATCTTAAAGGCAATACGCTCATACTATTTTCCCGTGTTGAAGGGCACGGACAACCCCTTTACGATTTAATAAATAACTCCAAGGCAGATGAACGTCATGTCTTCTTTGTTCATGGTGGAGTGGCTACAGAAGACAGAGAAAAAGTAAGGGAGATTACTGAAAGAGAAAACAACGCGATTATTGTCGCTTCATACGGAACATTCTCTACTGGTATTAACATTAAGAATCTCCACAATGTTATTTTTGCTTCTCCTTCAAAGTCCAGAATTAGAAATCTGCAGAGTATTGGAAGAGTCCTCAGAAAAGGCAATAACAAAACAAAAGCAACTTTATATGATATTGCTGACGACATTTCCTACAAGTCTAGGAGAAATTATACCCTTAATCAC